TGATTGCCCACCGAGATAGCTGCCACCCCATGTAGCAAAGACGCGATAGTGCGTCTTGGCAGACGCATGATGCTCAATTATTTTCACTATCATCCAGCGGTCGGGATGTTCGTCGACGCGACGGTCTGTCATTCCTGCCCCCTTGCGCGGATGGCGGCGGCGCAGTTGTCTGCGGTTACAACAGGGTCGTAATGCAATAACTCATCACGCTCACACACCTTCGCACACGCCTCACGCTCGGCAGCGGCGACAAGGGCGGCGAAGCGTTCAAGCATTTCACCGAACACCCACTCGTCTCGGCAAACCGTAAGACCAGCCTCCAGCGCCATCTTGATGATGTCATCACGTGTCATCACATCTCTCCCATCTCAAACAACTTATCTGCCACATCGAAGATGCGTTGCTTATTCTGCAGCACATCGATGTATACCTGCGGAAAGCAATCGATGCCATACTTTGCACCTACCCAAGCACCAGCAATGGCAGCGTTGGTGTCGGTGTCGTGTCCATATGATATGGCATGACGCAGTACAGCGCCACCATCTCTGCCACCATGATGCAGGGCATGTCGAGCAGCGTTGTATGCATACATCACTGTGCCTCTGGCATGGGCATATTTATTTGGATGTGCCTTCAGCGAAGCATACCGCGACATTGCTCCATTAAATATCTCATCGACATATGCTGTGGTGTAAGCGAGGATGTCGCTGTTACCATGCGTCATTATGCTGGCAGCAATGGAGTCAGCGAGTGCCCCCCTGGGGTTGTTGTGATTGGCAGCAATGCAGGCAGCAATACGCATCATGCTGCCATTGCCGCTGTCCATGTCTCCACCATCTGCAGCGTACACAACAGAAGGCATCCTGTTGATAGCTGCTGCCGTAGTGGTGCCAATGTCAAAGGCATAGTTGCGTGTGCCGTATGTGCCGAGATTCTTCCATTGTCTAAACCGCTTGCTGGCATTGTTGACATCGAAACCTCCGCAGGCAATGTAGCTCTCTGCAAGAGCTAACGTCAGCGCTCCGTCGTCGGTGTATTCGCCCAACGACACCTTGTGAGCGCCGCCTGTCTTGACAACAACGTCATCAGCGTCCATCTCATCTTGAAATTCATACGGTGCACCCAGCATATCGCCAAGGAATACGCCGACGAACATACCGACAACTTGTTCACGTTTCACTTGCGTTTTCCTTTCTTCAGATTGAGCTTCTTCACCCTGTTAGCAGGATGCAGAAGATATTTTGTTCCCATCTTAGCGATGGCATCACGCAGACGTTCTTCATTACGACTACGTATTTCCAACAGGGTTTGTTCGATGTGCATATCTACACAATAAATTGAAGGAAGAAAGGCAGAGCCATGATAGCTGCTGCCCAGAATATACTGTCGTCGTCAGACATTTACGTAGCGTTCATAGCCACGGATGCGGCTGCTATTGCTGCTGCTACGCTCAACACATTTGATGCGGGTGTTACGCTGACGCAACGCATCCACCAGCAGAGGATAGTCGCAGTCTTCTTCAAGGTAGACGTAGTCGCTACGCTGGTATGAGTATGACGACACGTTGCTGGCAATGCCGAGGTTCTTCAACACCTCTCGCTTGCACTTAGCCCATGCATGACCGGGATCGCTGTAGATGGTGACGGTGAAGGTTTTCATGTGTTCTTTCAGAAAGGAGCCGGTGGCGCTGTCTTCCACGCTGGCTCGGGTTTAGGCTTCTTCGGAGGTGTGTAAGGCAGACCCTTCCACGTTGGGAAGGGCCACACCTTCGGAGGAATGTCCGTCATGCAGGCAGCAGATCGAACAACTCCGTGTTGACACGGACATGCTCTGCCACTGCGGTGATGGGTCGAGCCTTACGCATACCGACGTTGTTGTCGGTGATGGACTTGATCATCACATTGCCACGCAACACATTCTCCTGAATGCGATTCCACACAGTGAAGGCATCAGACAGGTCGTCTTCGCTACGCTGCACACCGAGAGCATCAGCAATGGTCTTCGTCGTGGCATAGCTGCCCTTGACAGGACGTCCTTCGACGTCGACGATGGTGTCGTCGAACATGTTCCAGCGCTTCATCACTGCCTGCTTCGCAATGTTGTAACGCTGCTCACCATCAAGGGTGATGTTACGTGCAGCATCGAGCGCTGCCAGCACCATAGGCAGGTTGGCAACAGTGGTACGCAGCGACTCCTCGAAGTTTGCCAACGACTTCACAGTGTGATGGATGCGCTGTTGCATACCCTCACCAGCAACGATGCCGTTGCTGCAGATGAAGCGATAGGCACCAGCAAACAAACGCACGGCAGAGCTGCCGTCGTGGCTGTTGTAGACAATGATCTCGCCACGGACATTACCGTTGCCAGTGTCATCACGCTTGGCAAATGCAACCATGTGTGTCTTGTGCTCGGCAGCAACCGGAGACGCCTTCGTCACACGCTTCTGTGCTGCTTGTGTAGGGAAGTAGCCGTAGTCTGCCATGACAGGCAACAGGTCACCAGTGTGCAGAGACTGGTAACGGTCGGTCAGTCGTGATGCCTTCGTGTCAGAGAACACGGCAGGGGCACGGGACATGATGTCGTCTGCAGACATGATGCCGTTGTCGTTGCGACGGGAGAAGATGAGCGATTGACGCATGATGTTTCTTTCAGAAGGAGGCAGCGACATTGCTGCGACGGATTGAAGTGTAAGCGAAAGTTAATAACCGAGTCAAGCAGAGGGTTGTTTGTACAGGGTGGCAACGATGTCAACCCATTGCAACGCATCCCTACACCACATCTGCGGGGAGATGTCGAGCTTTAGCTCCTTCGCCACCTCCAACGCAGCCTGCGGCGTGCGCTTGTCATTACATACGGGCATGCCCATTGCTGCGTCTTGGATGGCCCAGCCTGCGTTGACGCTGCCAGATAGATAGAAGCGATGTGAGAGCATGTCAATATTCCGCAAAGATGGCAGCCTTGCCATTGCTGGCAACGATGGCAACGTGCCGTGCCTCATGTACAGGTGTCTCGTTCACGGCATGAACGAATGACGTATATTTGTACGGGTTGTATTTGACGGGGATTCCAATGGCTGACAACACCCCGCTGAAATGGGTGTCATTCATGCAGCAGATGGTGCCGACAACACCAGCATGAACGTTCTTCTTGCGTTCACGCAGCACTCGTTGACGCCCTGCCTCTGACACCTTGAACGTGCAGCCATGCAACACAATGCTGTCAGCATAGGCAATCACCTTGCCCTTGTAGCTGCCCTCCAACGCCTTGACGCTCAAGCACTTGCGGTGCAGGTTGAAGTAGACGAAGACACGAATGTCGAAGAGCCGCGATGATGACATGATGTTTCCTTTCAGGAAAGCGAAGGGGATTAGTAGCGGGTGACGATGCGGAAGTCAGCGCTGGTGGGGTAGCTGTCGATCCATTCATACGCATCATTGTGCTTCATGGTGTAGTGCTTGAACGTGTCGCCTTCCCAGTAGATGGTGATGACATAACGGGCAAGCTTACGTTGCAGGGTGCGGCGCAGAGCGGAGATGATGTCGTTCACGGTGTGTCCTTTGTGTGAGGAGGAGGGTGTTGATGCCGACAATTATATCGACGTTGTGAAAGTTGAGTAAAGCGTGGGGTTAATAGTCGAGCCAATCACCCTTGCCTTCGATGATGATGGCAGCGTCGTCAGCGCTTATGGGAGTGATGCCGCTACGTTCAATCTCTGCAGGGCCGATTGCCAGCACAGGACACCAGCGCCCTGTAGCACCACGGGCAAGAGCATATGCACCCTTCACAGGTATGCTGTATAGCCTGCCAGTGATGTCACAGCATGTTACATGAGCATGTATGTACATGTTACCATTCTCCAGCGATGAGGATGGCAATGCCCATCAGAATGATGGGAGCGAATAGCACAAGCAGTGTGTATGTCATGTGTGTGTGTCCTTTCAGGCGGCAACGGCGCTCAGACGAATCACCTTCATCATCTTCGCACCGTGGGCAGGGTAGGCAATGACGGGGACGTCCTTGTTCCAGCATGCACGGCATCCGCTGCACTTGCCATTGTTCTCATAGGCACGGCACAGAACAACACCATCAGGTGCAGACTCAGCGTCCGGCACAATGACGGAGCCATGTTCTGCACCATATACACCATCGATGCTGTCGCTGCTAAAGCGAACGGACACATTGTCAAGCGCCTTCATCCTACGGATGACGTCGGCAAACTTGGCAAACTTCGCCATGCGTGTCGGCAACCAGTGGCGGGTTGATGGTGTACGCTGCATCACCTGATATATTTTCTCGGCAAGACCGAGAGCATACATGTCGCCACTGTCGAACCAGCGAAAGAATTTGTCCTTCGCCAATGCAACCACCATGTCATCAACCCATGCATCACGCTTCCAATCTTCACGATTGGCAATGCGTGGCTCCTTGACGTTGGGATAGTGGTAGTTGCCCGTCGTTGCATAGCAACCAGAGCATGCATCCACAAGTACACCAGCGGCAGAGAGACTACCGGGGCAAGTGTCGAGAGCTTGCAAGCTCCAAGAGCGATTGCCATCAAGCTTGCTGGTGACGCTGATACGGATCATGATGTTTCCCTTCGGGAAGACGACGACGAAGTGTCATCGATTGGGTTGCATTGTAGGGGCCGATGAAAGCCCCTGTCAAACGTGGGGTTATTCGAGGCTTTGCGCTTTCATTAGGCAAGCATCACGCTTAGATGCACAGTATTCTGCACGCTTCATAGCACACTCAAGCTCCCATGAAGACCATCCGTTCGAAACGGCTTTTCCGTTTTCTTCGTCAACCCGTTGTTGCCATTTGGCGGCGAGTGACATGTAATGTGCTGCTTGTTGTGCGTTGTTCATGCTGTGTTTCCTTTCAGGAAGAGGCAGCGAAGTGCTGCCGATGGGATGCATTATCGGGGCTTACGAAAGCCCCTGTCAAACGTGGGGTTGTTATCTCGCCGGGTACAGCACCGTCAGCATAGGCTCAGGCACCACCTTACGAATGAATGGGCGCCTTTGCTTTGCAAACTCTTGCAGACTTTCGATCGCATGCATAGCATCAGCGTTGCTCATGAACGCACGGCTTGCCTTCGTCCACTTGCCATCATTCCCTTTCACTTCGTGAAAGACGACGCGGATAACTTCCACTTGATTGCACATGCTGTGTTTCCTTTCAGGACTCGGCGGGTTGCCGTCGTTTCGATGGGATGCATTGTGCCGACCTTTTAATGTCCGAGTCAAACGTAGGGGCTTTGTCGTCCTTCATTGGCAACTACGTTGCCGTGCATGCGCGTATATGCGGTGTAGGCGCATGATGACACGCATCATAGGGGGTGTGCCTGCAGCGCAGAGCTGGGGGTGATGTGACGTCATGCAGCACAGCATGATGGAGATGGGGTCACTTCGTGACGGTGATGGCGATGACGGCTTCGTTGACTACGTCAACGGCTTCGTTGTCTCTGGAGGCTGTGACGGCTTCGTTGACTACGTCAACGCTATGGCGATTCTGTCGTTTCGTACATCGTCTCTTCAGCTTCGCTGAAGGTCGTTTCAATCTGTCCCCATTTTAACGATTTTCACCATCCGATGCCACTCCGACTTATGTCGTAGACATAGAGCTAAGTCGTTGATTTCTATAGGAAATCCACACACACGTGATCATGTGACGTAGCGCATTATGCGTGATCGTATGCATGATGTGCGCGGCACCGAAGGTGCTGACGAGCAGGGGGCGGGCGTGGGCCACTGGGGGGTGGCAGCGCTACTATATACAACCTCGCCCACAGATCAGGCTTTTTAACTCATGTTAGCGTCTACTAACATAGCCTGTCACACACAATGTCATCCAAACATCATTCCGACGACAATGTCAAAGATTACAGCATGCTATTTGTGCTAGGAAGACAACAAAGCTCTTGACAACACCTGTCACCGCGTGTAAAACTGGCGCTGTTGATTGGACGGGTAACAGTGGCGATCAACAACATTAGCGCTACCACGGGATAGACATTGAAACAGCGCAACAGGATGGCGAAGGCAGCGTCCTAATGTCGAAAGGCTTCCGAGTCGCAACTATGTTGTGTAAAGGCTCAGTAGGAAGGCTGAGTCCGTCTACACAACATAGAACGTTGAAGTAATTAATGAATATTTATTAACGCTACTAGTTAAAAATATCCTTAACACTTGTCAACGTTTTCTGAGTTGCACTGATAAATCGCTGATACATTGTTGTTGTTTATTTTGTTGAAACATTAGCGCTATCATCAGCAACATTTATATAGCTATATAGTTGACATTACATACATAGTTGTTTATAATGTTGTTCTAATGAAGCTCTAATGTTTCATTAGAAAGCTATTTCAATGCAATTTCAAACAAGAGAACAGCTACATTCGCGATTAAACAAACCTCCTCATAGCTATTATGCGTTGGCAATGAAGGAAGTTTTTAAGCAACGAGAAGAAGTGAAAACAGTTGCGTATCATTCTGATGTTTATTACGTAAGAGCCGCATTAGAGAAACATACGGGATTTGTTATTCCTCTTCCTGTTGTTGATAAAGCGATGCGTGCTGAAGGATGGTATGAAGGTGTTGTTAATAGACGCAAACGGTGATACAACGCGCTCCTATGAAATCTCCAGCATGGCAACGTAAGGAAGGGAAGGACGCCGAAGGCGGCCTTAATGCCAAAGGCAGAGCCTCTTACAACAAAGCCACTGGTGGCAATTTGAAGCCTCCAGCACCCAATCCAAAGACGAAGAAGGACGCTGCTAGGCGTAAAAGCTTCTGTGCGCGTATGAGCGGTATGCCGGGGTCTATGACAGATGACAAAGGAAAGCCAACACGTAAGGCTTTGTCTTTGAAAGCATGGAAGTGTTAAATGACAACCCCTGAAGACTTTCGTCGCCTTGAAGGCAAAGTGGATAAGTTGGCTGATGCTGTTATGAAGCTTGTTCTTGTTGAAGAGCGGTTGGCAAATCAAGGCGAACGTATTGGTAGGGTGGAGCAGCGTGTTGTTGCTGTTGAGACTTCTGTATCAAAAACAGACAAGACAATGCAGATGTGGGTGAATAGAGGCATTGGCGTATGGAGCCTTGCAATCACTTTGTTTGCTCTTGTTCAGTTTGGTAGTAAACTATTTCATTAAAACTATGCCGTTTATGAAGAAGGGGCAGAGAAACTATTCTGCCGAGCTTGAGTGGGAAAAGGACAACAAGCCCACACGTGTCAAAGAGCGTTCAAAGCGTAATGCTGCTAGAGCGTTGATGATGGAAGAGGGGAAGGCTTACAAAGGAGATGGCAAGGATGTCGATCACAAGAAGCCTTTGTCGAAGGGTGGTGGCAATGGTCGTGCTAATTTGCGCGTTGTCGCTGCCAGCAAGAACAGAAGCGTTAAGCGTAAGCAAGACGGAAGTCTTCGTTAATGGGACGCACTAACGAAAAGCTGTGGGAGTCTGCAAAGGCTCAGGCAAAGGCTAAGATGGGTGGTCACTCTGCCAGAGCCATGCAGCTTGCTGGTAAGATGTATAAAGACAAGGGTGGTGGCTACACAGGAGAAAAGACAGAAGCTCAAAAGTCTATGACGAAATGGACTAAGGAAGAGTGGACAACGTCTTCTGGAAAGCCTTCTGAGGGAAAACGGCGTTATTTGCCTAAAGCGGCGTGGTCTGCTTTGAGTGATAGCGAAAAGAAAGCCACAAACGCTGCTAAGGCTGCTGGTGGTAAAGCTGGTAAGCAATTTGTTGCTCAACCAGAAAGCGTAGCTGCTAAGACAGCTAAATATAGGAAGAAATAATATGGCTCTACAAAGGTTGTTGACAGGCGGCAGCAAAGCGCTTGTTCCTCGTCGTGTTGGTCGTAGTGAGAAGTTTATGGGTATGGCTGACGAAGTTGAGCCAAAGAGGCTTAGTGGGCCTTCTGCATCTAAGGCAGATGATAAGCCGTCCTATTCCAAAGGCAAGCTTGCCGCTGCAGCAGGCGCTGCTGGTGTTGCCGGTGCTGCTGGATATGCTGCTAGCAGGGATGACGATGAGGAGAAGAAGACGCCTCAACGTGTTTCTGTTGCGCCGCGTGGTGATGATGCTCCAGTAGCTCGTAAAGAAACATCGTCTTCTTCTAAAGACGCCAAAGAAGATAAAGAGGCTAAAAAGCCATCTGGAACTTCTGCGTTCGGCAAAGAGTTTAGGGCAGCACGTAATGCTGGACTAAGCACGTTTGAATTTAATGGCAAGAAATATAACACTATGCTTGCTGATGAAAGCAAAGAAGAATATAAAGAAAACTTGGCTAAGATTAAGGAAAAGAACGAAGCCGCTTACGAAAAGAAAATTCAAGAGTTGGCGATGGCAAAGGGTGGCAGCGTCCCCACCATCTACGCAGGCGTTAAAGGCCCTAAGAAGCCTATGCTTGCACGTGCGTCTTCTATGAAGGCGAAAGCCATTGCGCCTAAGAAGCTGGCGTATGGCGGCTCTGTTAAAGGAAAAAAGAAATGAAGACGATGATGAAGAAGCCTGCTGTCAAGAAGCCAGCAATGAAGAAGTTTGCAGCGGGTGGCTTTAGCGCTGGGCCTGTAAATCCTGCTGCCGCTGCCGCTGAAAAACAGCAAATGCAACAGCAACAACAAATGAAACAGGAAGCTGCAATGGCTAATGCTCAACAACAAGCTATGCAACAACGTGCTACATCTTCAGCACCAGCGCGTGGTTTTGGTGGACAAGAAGCAGCTATTGATATGAAGAAAGCATCACAACAAATGTCAATGCCTGCTGCACCTGCTGGTCGTCGCGCTCCCGTTGCTGGTGTTAATCAAACTGGTGCTCGTCGCGGTGTTGTTCCTCGCGGCACGATGATGGCTAAGGGCGGTGTTGTTGCTAAGAAGGCTGTTGCAATGAAAGGAAAGAAGAAATGAAAACATGTGCAGGATGTCCCAACCCCGCTGCCTGTAAGAAGGCTGGTAAATGTCTGATGGCTGAGAAGAAGATGGCTAAGGGCGGTGATGTTAAGGGTAAGAAGCCCGGTGCCGCTGTAGCCATTATGATTGCCATGCCTGCTAAGGGTAAGGGCAAGACGAAGATGAACATGGGTGGCATGTGTGGGAGTAAGAAGAAGTGATGACGCCTAAGCAACAAGCCAAAGTTGGCAAAGTGATGAAGGAGTTTAAGGAAGGCACTCTGCATAGCGGTGCCAGTAAGAAAGCTCCTGTTGTCAAGAGTCAGAAGCAGGCTGTTGCTATTGCGTTGTCTGAAGCTCGTCGAAAGAAGAAATAAGCATGACAACCATTGAGCGTAGCGAAAGCGCAGTTAGGCGAATGCAGTGAGCATAACAAGCTATCCAGCGCTGGTACGCATTGACGAAACTGGAAATGCCGTCACTATTGGCGGCACTTCTGTTGATGCTTTTGGGCGTGTGCGTGTTAGTAGTCCGTTGACGCTGTTTGATTCTTCTCATCGATATGCAGACAACGATCTTTGGGTTAATAACATCACAGGCACTGCAGCAGCTACGTTTAGTGCAAATGAAGGATTGGTCAATCTCACTGTTGGCACAGCTAATAATGATGAGATTGTTAGAGAAACTGTAAAAGTGTTTGCTTATCAACCGGGTAAAAGCCTGTTGGTAATGAATACGTTTGTATTTGGTGCTGCTAAAACAAATCTTCGACAGCGTGCAGGATATTACGGCGCAGATAATGGGCTTTATTTTGAACGCGAAGGAACATCTCTATACTTTGTTGAGCGTAGTATTGTCACTGGTTCTGTTATCAGTACACGTGTAGCTCAAACGAATTGGAATCAAGACAAACTTGATGGTACAGGCAAGTCCGGCATCACCCTTGACGCATCCAAAGCACAGATTTTGTACATGGATGTTGAATGGCTTGGTCTTGGCACTGTGCGTATGGGCTTTGTCATTGATGGTGTATTTGTTCCAGCACATAGCTTCCATCATGCCAATATAACTACTACTACATACATCACCACTGCGTCATTGCCTCTTCGTTATGAAATGAAGAATATTGGAGTGACGGATAGTGCTAGTACGCTTAAACAAGTTTGTTCCACAGTGATTTCTGAAGGTGGTTATGAGTTGCGAGGATTGCAACAAGCTGTTTCTACACCAGTGACATCGCCGCGTACATTAACCACTGCAGGTACTGACTACCCTGTTATTTCTCTTCGCTTAAAAAGTAATAGGCTTGATGCAATTGTCATTCTAACGGCATTGTCTATTTTAGGTATTACAAATAATGCCAATTATCAATGGAAAGTTATAGCAGCTGGAACTACTACCGGAGGTACTTGGGTACCAAACTCTGTAGTTGATTACAATGTTACTGGTGCTTCTTTTGCAATTGGTTCTGGTCGCATCTTAGCCTCTGGATTTTTTCAAGGGTCTAATCAAGGGTCTTCGTCTATTGACATCTTAAAAGCTGCATTGTTTGCTTTTCAACTTGAACGTAATACATTTACATCTACTCCATATGAGCTAACACTTGTCATTGCGTCTGCAACTAATGGTGATCAAGTATTGGCTTCGATGGATTGGGAAGAGGTTAGCCGATAATGAGCAATAAGAAACGAACAGTGGCGTTGCCGTTGACAACAAGCACACAGGATGTCTATGTTGTCCCTGCTGCATTCAAGGCTGATGTCAGCAGCATCTTTGTTTCCAATGGTAGCGATAGCACAGTGAGTGTTACGCTGCAGTGGTATAGTGCCGTTAATACAACGTCATATGACATTATGGATGCAGTGGTAATGAAGCCTCGTAGCATTCTTCAAATCACTGCTCCATTGTTCCTTGATAAGAACGACAAGATAACAGGCTTTGCCACTGTTGGCAGCAGCGCCATCACTGTTTCTATTAAAACAGAAGAATACTTTGCTACCAAAATCTAATTATGAAAACACCTCTTAACGAACAACAGAAGAAGTTTATTGACGTATTGCTTGGTGAAGCCAATGGTAGTCCCGTTCGCGCTAAAGAACTTGCAGGCTATAGCAAAAACTATCCTACGAAGGAGTTGATGTCGGCTCTGAAGGAACACATCATTGAAGCAACACAGCTATACATTGCTATGCATGCACCTAAAGCGGCTATGGCTGTCATTAGCGGCATTGACGATCCTACAGAACTTGGCATCAAAGAAAAGCTGTCTGCCGCTAAAGACCTTCTTGACAGGTCTGGTGTTGTTAAGACGGAGAAGCTGGAAGTGCAGTCGAGTGGTGGCATTATGCTTTTGCCTCCGAAGGATAGTGCCGAATAATAAATGACTAGAGACTTAGGACATTGGCTTCTTCCTCAACCTGTAGAGCGTACTGAATACGTCAAAATACCTAGACTCAGAAAGGGAATGCTCATTCCGTTTGGGTATAGGGTTGAAGAAGCTGATCCAAATTGGTATGTCCCAATACCAAAAGAGCTTGATGCTCTAAAGATTGCTGAACAATATTGCAAACGATATACGTTTCAGCAAGTTGCAAACTGGCTTACAAAACAAACAGAACGCTCAATATCCGGTGACGGACTTAGGAAACGACTTAGAGATGAAAGACGGCGAAAGCATAAACACAATTTCTATGTTGCCCTTGCCAGCAGATACAAAGACGCGCTCGAAAAGGCAAAAGCCTTTGAAATCACCCTCGGCAAAAAAGACAAAACAGCCTTCTTCGATCAAGAGCCCTATCTCAGTCTCTACGAACGACACCCCCTCCCAGAGCGCCAATGATGACGCTGTGCTGCAGAACGTCATCTTCAAGCCCAATGAAGGCCCTCAGACGGCCTTTCTAGCGTCTTCTGAGCGTGAGGTGCTATACGGGGGTGCAGCAGGCGGTGGAAAGAGCTATGCGATGCTTGCAGACCCTCTGCGCTACATCACGCATCCGCAGTTCTCAGGGCTGCTTCTTCGTCACACAACAGAAGAGCTACGAGAACTGGTGTGGAAGTCTCAAGAACTCTATCCCAAAATCATTCCCGGCATCAAATGGAGTGAGCGTAAGTTTCAATGGGAAGTGCCGGGTGGTGGCAGGCTATGGATGTCCTATCTTGACAGAGATGATGATGTGTTGCGCTATCAGGGTTTGTCGTTTAGCTGGATTGGTTTTGACGAATTGACACAGTGGGCAACACCGTTTGCATGGAACTACATGCGTTCTCGTCTTCGTACATCAGCGTCTGACTTGCCCGTGTACATGAGAGCGTCTACAAACCCCGGAAATAGAGGTCATTCATGGGTTAAGAAGATGTTCATTGACCCTTCACCGCCCAATGAATCATTCTGGGCTACTGACATCGACACTGGTGATGTCATGTCATACCCTGAAGGGCATAGTAGACAGGGTCAACCGTTGTTTAAGCGACGATTTATCCCTGCAAAGCTCTCTGACAACCCGTTTTTGACTAAGTCTGGTGACTATGAGACAATGCTTTTGTCTTTGCCAGAGCATCAAAGACGTCAACTACTAGAAGGAGATTGGGATGTTGCGGAAGGTGCTGCATTTCCTGAGTTCAAACGTTCAATTCACGTGGTTGAGCCTTATTCTATCCCTTCCGATTGGACTCGTTTTCGTACTTGCGACTATGGGTATGGTAGTTTTAGTGCTGTGTTATGGATTGCTGTTGCTCCTGATGAGTCTTTGGTGGTGTATCGTGAGCTATACGTTACAAAAGTGCTTGCCGAAGACTTGGCAGAACAAGTATTGACGCTTGAAGCTGGTGAACGCATCAGATATGGTGTGTTAGATAGCTCATGTTGGCATAAACGGGGTGATACTGGTCCCTCCATTGCTGAACGGATGATTGTTAGAGGCTGTAGGTGGCGACCTTCTGACAGAAGTGCTGGTAGTCGCGTTGCTGGTAAGAACGAAATACACCGTAGGCTTCAAATTGATCAGCATACTCATAATCCACGCATGACAATCTTCCAAAACTGCACACAACTCGTTGCAGACTTGCCAACATTGCCAATAGATAAGGCAAATTCTGAAGACATTGACACTAAAGTGAAGAATGATCACACATATGACGCTCTTCGTTATGGAGTGATGAGTCGTCCACGTAGTGCCAGCATCTTTGATTTTGACCCAAATAAACAATCGCGTGGTATAACTCCAGCCGATCCTGTTTTCGGATATTAATTAGGAAAAACATGGCTATTCGTAATGATAAACCCTTTATGGACGATAAGTCTGTAGCTTTGCCAGATGATAGTGGTGAAAACATCTTTTCTGGCGGCTCTCTTATCAACTTCGTTAAAGAACGATATAGCCGTTCTAAGCAATCTCGTCGATATGACGAAGAACGCTGGCTTCGTGCCTATCGCAACTATCGCGGCATCTATGGCCCCGACATGAAGTTTACAGAGGCTGAGAAGTCTCGCGTATTCATCAAGGTGACGAAGACAAAGGTGTTGGCTGCGTATGGACAGATCGTAGATGTCTTGTTTTCTGGCAACAAGTTTCCTCTTTCTGTTGATCCTACACCACAACCTATTGGTGTTGCAGAGCATGTCCACATTGACATGGCTGAGGAGCAACAAAAGGCTGCTGGACAGCCTGTAGCGCCTGCTATTGACATCACTAAACCTCTGCCTCCCGGTACAAAGATTGGGGATTTGCTTGGATCGCTGAAGAACTCATTTAAGGGACTCAACGTCAAAGAAGGTGCAGGCAAACTACCATCACAGATTACATTTTCTCCAGCACAAATTGCTGCAAGGAAGATGGATAAGAAGATAAGGGATCAGCTTGACGAAAGCGGCGCTGCTACTCATCTTCGTTCTACAGCGTTTGAGTGTTCTTTGTTTGGCACAGGCATTATGAAAGGCCCATTTGCTGTAGATAAGGAATACCCACGTTGGGAAGAAGGTAAATATAAGCCTATTATGAAGACTATGCCAAAGTCTTCGCATGTTAGTGTTTGGAACAGCTATGTTGATCCTGATGCTAGCAACATCGCAGAGTCGTCTTATTTCATTGAGCGACATAAGCTTAGTAAGACACAGCTACTTGAACTAAAGCGTCGTCCTATGTTTCGTAAAAGCGTTGTTGACGCTCTTGTTGCTGATGGACCCAACTACATCAAAGAATATTGGGAAGACGATCTGAGCGACTATCAGCCTAATATGGGTGTTGAACGCTGGGAAGTGTTGGAATATTGGGGTGCTGTTGATATTGAATTGTTGCGTGACAACGACATCGATATTCCTGAAGAGTTTGAAGACAGCATTGAATTGCAGGCAAACATCTGGTTCAGTGGTGGCAAAGTTATACGTCTTGTCCTCAATCCTTTTAAGCCTGCTCGTATCCCCTATTATGTAGTGCCATATGAGCTAAATCCGTATTCAATGTACGGTGTTGGTGTGTCTGAGAACATGGATGATACACAGACGCTGATGAATGGCTTCATGCGTCTTGCTGTAGATAATGCTGTTCTTTCTGGCAATCTCGTCTTTGAAGTTGATGAAACCAATCTTGTTCCGGGTCAAGACCTCACTGTCTATCCCGGCAAAGTGTTCCGTCGTCAAGGTGGCGCACCCGGTCAAGCTCTGTTTGGAACATCGTTTCCTAACGTAGCCCAGACCAATCTGCAGCTATTCGATAAGGCGCGAGTGCTTGCCGACGAGTCTACAGGTATGCCATCGTTTGCTCACGGACAAACAGGTGTAAGCGGTGTTGGTCGCACATCATCAGGTATCTCTATGCTGATGAATGCTGCCTCCATCAATATCAAGACAGTGATTAAGAACATGGACGACTATTTGCTTCGTCCCATTGGCGAAGCTTTCTTTAGCTTTAACATGCAGTTTGATCCTGATCCTGAGATTGTCGGTGACTTAGAAGTGAACGCACGTGGTACAGAATCGTTGATGGCTAACGAAGTGCGTAGTCAACGTCTGCTGCAATTCTTGCAAGTGGTGCAGAATCCGACATTGGCTCCGTTTGCTAAGTTGCCCTACATTGTCCGAGAGATTGCTAAGTCGATGGACTTGGACCCAGAGTTGGTGTCTAACGACATGGATGAGGCTGCAAAGCAAGCGGTGTTGTTGCAGAAGATGCAGCCGCCTGCAGCACCCGGTGGCGCTCCTCCCGCCATGGGAGAACAGCCTATGCCGGTATCTGACACTAGCGGTGGTGGTGGTGGCAACATTGGTGTTGGTACTGCTCCTACACCGGGTGAAGAAGGTTTTAGTGCTGCTCCTCAACAACCTCCGATGCAATGATTGTAGAAAAACGATATTTACCAAAGCTGTCTGCACTGACACATCATCATACATGGGAAGCGTACATGGAGATGCTTGAGTTTTACATTGATAACAATCGACGTAAGCTTGAGCAGACGACAGATATGTCAGAGGTGTATAGAGCGCAAGGCGCAATAATGGCGCTCAAAGCGCTCACAAAATTGAAGGATGAAATCAATGGGCTTCGGAAAGAAACGTAGTAATAAAGTTGGCGTCGGAGCCATTACTACCAACAAAAAGAAGTTGTTTGCCGAAGGCGGCATGATGGATGACGGCAAAGACGTCGATCCTGTCAGCGGCAATGATGTGCCTACGGGTAGTCTCGCTGAAGAAGTGAGGGATGACGTTGACGCTAAGTTGTCACCGGGTGAATTCGTTATTCCTGCTGATGTCGTTCGCTTCATTGGTCTTGAGCGTCTGATGCAAATGCGTGATCAAGCTAAGAAGGGCTTGATGCGTATGAATAACATTGGTCAGATGGGCAATGCTGAAGAGGTTGGTGAAGAAGCCGATAGTGCTTACGAAGAAGACGATGATTTTGAAAGCAACATCGATGATGTGATGGGTGAGGTTGATCGCGAAAGTCTTGATCAACAAACAGAGATGGCTTTCAACACTGGTGGCTTTGTAAATCAAAGCTACTACGATTTGACAAAGGCTCCTAAGAATCCAGCGCTGGACATTCGTTACTTCAAAGACAACGAAGGCAAAGACTTCTACATGCCGTTCATCAATGGCAAGCCGATGAAGCCTATGCCTAATGGGGCTACGCAGACGGGTGGGCCTGCTACGACGACTAGCACTACAGGTGGTGGCGCTGGTGGAGGTGGTGGTGGAGGTGGGGGAGACGCTGGTGGCGCTGCAGCAGGCGCTGGTGCCGCTGGTGTCATTGCAGACACACGCGATCTCACCGGCACTCTGAAGCCGAACGCACCGGGCGGTGTTGATACTAGCGGTCCAGCAACACAGCAACAGCAAGTTGCAGATTCAAAGAATGCTGGTGCAAGCTCTGGTATTGCTGGCGTCTACACTGGCAGCAATCTTGCTGACTTTGGCAGAGCCGACATGATTTACAACCCCGGTGGTAGCGGACCTTCTGGTGAAGTTGTTACAGAAGACTTGTGGAACTCAAGCATTAGTAGTGCCAATGTTAAACTCGGATCAACAGTGTTGAGTGCATTGGCGGCAGCAATGGGTGTTCCCGGTATTGTGACGTTGCCAATTCGACTTGCCATTAACAAGTATGGAGCAGACGCTGTTAATGCCTATCTTGGTCGTCTGAATCAAGAGATGGTTGGTAAAGCTGGTGGGCTTGATACAACAACACCAGAGGGCAGGGCTGGTGCAGCTTCACAGAGTGATCGAGTTACTGACAGGGGTGATAGTAAGTCTGCAGAGTCTGCTGGTTCTATTGGTACAGGCAGCATTGCCGCTCAGGCAAGCAGTGCTGTAGCAGATTCTCTAAAGGGCACTGGTCTAACCGATGCTGAAATTGGCGCTCTTTCACAACGTGCTGCAAATGCTATTATCAGCGGTATTGATCAAAATACTGCTGTCAACAATGCCAAGAATGCTGCGGTTGATGCTATTCAAGAAAAGTTTGGTGATCAGTTTGGGCTAGCCAATATAACTAGAGAAGACATTGTAAACACTGTATTTGGCAACGTAAGAGGGACTGAAGAGCTTGCTGGATCATGGATGGAAACTCCAGATTTGTCAGCAAATCTCCCAAGTGCTATTGCTGGTGAAACACCAGTTGCCCCACCCCCTGTAGCTGCTACACCTCCTGTAGAACCATCTCAACCATTCGACTTTGCAGACGATGCGTTGTTCGGCGATTTCTGGGGTACAATGGAAGAAGAAGAAACAGAAGATAGTCGTTTCTTCAATAGCGCACCACCGGGTATTGTAAAGAACCCTTTCGCTAAAAAGTTCACTTCACAAGGATAATTGATGTCAACTGCTATTGCCGTCCCTGTGCAAACTAAGGTTGCACCATTCTCCATGCGTCGAAACGCATCGGAAGATCGTATCAAGAAAGGCGAGGAAGAACTTGAAATCCTCAAACAAAATCAATCTACGCAAACTTCGGAAGAAGCTTCTGACGAAAATTTGTCTGCAGAAGAAAAGAACTTTAAGAAACGCTATGGTGATCTTCGTCGGCATTCGCAGAAGGTTGAAAATGATCTTCGCAAGGAAGTGGACGACCTGAAAGCGCTGGTGCAAACAGCAACAGAGAAGCAAATGAAGCTTCCTGCGCGTGATGAAGACATTGACATGTGGGCAAAGCAATATCCCGATGTCTATCGCATTGTTGAAAGCATTGCGATGAAGAAGGCAAAGGAAACAACGAAGACGCTTGAAGAGCGTATGCGTAAAGTCGATGAGAGTGAACGAGAGACGTCACGTGAAAAAGCACGTGTCGAATTGCTGAAACTGCATCCCGACTTCGATAAGATTGAAGACAACGAAGACTTCCACGATTGGGCTGAAGAGCAGCCTAAGTGGGTGCAGGACGCCCTGTACGAGAATGATGACGACTTCCGCTCTGCGGCACGTGTCATCGATCTGTACAAGGCTGATCGCAATATGAAGCGTCGAGCGCCTGACAACAGGGGTGCGGCACAGGCTGTCAATACTCGCGGACGATCTACACCGAGTGCTACATCTGGTCAAGAAGGTGTTTTCTACGAAAGCCAAGTAGAAAAGATGTCTATTGCTGAGTATGAGCAGAATCAAGAAAATATCGTAAAGGCTATGCGTTCTGGTAAATTTGTTTACGATGTTAGCGGAAGTGCGCGTTAAAGCTTGACAAGCTAAGATTTTTCTGTTCTAACGGGGACGTTGCTAGAAATGGCAACGTCTTTTTGTTTCTGTCAAGTGTTGTATCGACAACCCAAGCAGATAGCCGTCACATATTATTTGTAACTAGAACAGACAATATTGACCACCTATTTTTCGCAAGGCCCGATAAGAACCTAAGACAGTATTAAATGCTAACATAGGAGAAACCAAAATGGCATTTGCTGCTGCTCCGGGTTGGGGCAATCTTCCTAATGGTAACTGGTCGCCGGTTATCTATTCCAAGCAAGTTCAGCTTGCTTTCCGTAAGTCTTCCGTTGCTGAAGCTATCACGAACAACGACTACTTTGGCGAAATTGCCAACGTGGGCGATTCGGTGAAGATCATCAAGGAACCTGAAATCTCTGTCAAGAACTATGCGCGTGGCACTCAAGTCACCGCTCAAGACCTTGACGATAGCGATTTCACGCTTGTGGTCGATAAGTCGGCTTACTTCGCGTTCAAGGTTGATGACATTGAGGCTTCTCAATCGCACATTAGCTGGATGTCGCTGGCGTCTGATCGTGCTGCCTATCGTCTGAAGGACAACTACGACCAAGACGTTCTGGGCTACATGACGGGCTTCCAACAGGCTGCTCTGAATGCTAACGCCACCGTTGCCCGTACCACCGCTTCTGGTACGGCTGCTGTGGCTACGGCTGACAGCGATGAGTTGCTGGCTACGATGAAGCTGAAGAAGGGTTCTTTCGCCAACATCACGACAGCGTCTGCTGGTGAGCATTCCATCCCTGTGACTCCGCGTCTGCCGGGTACGACTTCTCTGCCGACTGACCGCGTGTCGCCGCTGATGATCATCTCTCGCATGGCTCGTCTGCTGGATCAACAGAACGTTGACACCACTGGTCGCTTCCTTGTGGTTGACCCGATCTTCGTGGAAATGCTGAAGGACGAAGACAGCCGTCTTCTGAACAGCGACTTCGGTGGCTCTGGTCTGCAGAATGGTCTGGTTCTGTCTAACCTGCACGGCTTCAAGGTGTATGTGTCTAACAATCTCCCGGCTGTTGGCACAGGCCCCGGCACTGCTGGTGCGGCTAACCAGAATGACAACTACGGTATCATCGTGGGTGGTCATGAGTCTGCTGCTGCTACGGCTGAGACGATTACTAAGACTGAAACCTATCGCGATCCTGACAGCTTTGCTGACATCGTTCGTGGTATGCATGTCTATGGTCGTAAGCTGCTTCGCCCCGAGGCTATTGTCAGGGCCAAGTACAACGTTGCTTGATGTTGAAGGGAGGGCTTCGGCCCTCTCCTT